GTCCGGATGTGTTGAGGGCATCCACAAACCTATCAATCTTGGTTCGTGTGCATTCCTTATAAATCTGGGCATAACCCTTAGCTATAAATTCTCGTACTTGAAAATCAACTGACTCCAAGTGTTCACCGTTGAACACTGCAGTTATATAATCCTTAACAGGCTTTTCATACCTTCGCCGAGCTGTCAACTCATTGAACATACGTTTGCCAATTTGCTTGCTACCAAACAAACCAGAATTAATTTCCATTGCTATGTGCGCTCCCAATTTGGCAGCCTCTTCACGCTGTGCTTTCTCATCCTTCTTAGCTCCAAATAATCTCTTAAGACCATGGGTTAAGTTATTGGCTGAATTGGAATACTCTGAAAAATCAGGCATATTAATTCCACCAAGCTTAAAATAAGCTGTACGATGGCGAGGTTTTGTTTTCCGCGTGTTGAAATGCATGTACGGGTTATTACGGGGGTTCTCCCTATAAGTGTGAAAATCCACTCTCACTCTATCATCTGGCTCGTTGTTCCCATTTACAACGCCAGCACTAAACTCAACATTACGACATTTCAATATTTCGAAATCATCGCGACACGCCCAATCCAGTGGCAAAGTACATTCCTCATCAGGAATTTGCCAGGGCATGTAATGGTCCACCAATTCTGAGGATAAATCCCTAAAATCAGTGTATCCATCACTGCCTTTCCACAAAGCATTGCCATTGTTTTGGATTACGACTTGGGCCTCTTTGTTATTAACTTGAGCATAATATCGTTTCGTCATTAATGCCAAATAGTACTGCTGAGTCTCTTGTAAGACTCTATAATTAGCTGTGCCATCAACTGAATTAGCCACTATTGCATTTAATAATGATTCAGTCATCTGGACGCCTCTAAATTGCTTTACATATTTAGAAAAAACTGGTTGATAAACTAAGTATGATCGTGGTTCAATAGTTATAGCTACATCTTTACTATCTCTGTATCTATAACCATCCACCGAAATCACCGTTGTCGCTGGTTGCATGTACACATGGTTAATATTTTTGGATGGGTTTGAATTAACAATACACCAGCCAACACCATGAGACTCACAATCATATTCACCTTGATTATCAAACCGATACTTAGATCCCCGCTCAAATACAGCATTCGATTTTAGAACATCCATTAATTCCCGCCCAGTCACATAAGTGGGGCCTATCGGCAAATTAAATAAGTAGTCGCTAAATCCTAAATGAACATCTTCAATATTAACATTGTCTCTAGGAGCAATTATGATAATAGTTTGTTCTTCAGGTACCGTGTGCGTTGTAATAATAGACCCTGTGGCTAGTGTAGTCTCGCTAGTGACAGAAGGATCATTTACGGCCTTTTTATCGCCTTTTTTATCCTTTTGATCAACTCTACGACTAGCATTCTGTGAGTTAGTGGTCGATTTCTTCCCAGTGTCCTGAGTGTTGGGACTCCGTGGTTTTTTAGAACCATTGCGCTCCTGGGGACCGGGCGTCTTCTTCTGCTTTTTAACACCAGAGCAGGGACTAACTGGTTTGGGTGAGGTTGATGTAGCATGTACAACCTCTTCTGGGGACCCTCTTCCCCCTTCCACCACAACCCCCTCTTCACCGGTGGCTAGCCGTTTCAAAGGGGGAAAGTCAGTGGGTAAAATGTGCTGGGCCGCAGCTTCGCCTCTCGCGGGAGGACATACATCAGGTAGGCTCATATGAGCGTTATCATTGGTTACCTGCCCGGCTTTCGCCTCAAGGTGGGCCCTTGTATCCATATGACACGTGTCAATTGATGCGCTAATATCCTGAAGCTCCGCGGTCGAAACGATGTTTGTAATTAGACTTGCCATGGTACCGAAACTTACGGAATAGATGGGCTACCATCATAACTGTTGCTTCAGTCAAAAATTTATGTGTTTTGTAATAATTTAGCCTAATTGTGGCCCGTCAGTTTATGCACCTCCAGCTTCACTCTTAACAAACTGTTGCTCTACAGTGTTTCCAAGCTCACTACGAACGTGCTCTTATTAATGTGGTGTTCATGTCTCAC